TGTTAATCATCCAATCACCGCCAGAAATAACTGCGGCTGGTGTGGCTGGTGCATTCGGTAATATACCAAGTATGAGTTCAATAACAGAAAACATCATTATTAGTAGCAATAGAAATATCATTTTTTTGGCTCCTCTACTTCGTCTCTAAAAACATGACAAATTTTGCAAAATTGCCTAGCAGGGTGATGACGGTGTGTCATTGCTTGTTTTTTATTCCACTTGTGTTTGCAATCAATCATGGATCCCGCCTTAATTCTTCGGCTAATTTTGCGCCTACCCAGAAACCAAGCAGGAAATATAGTACATATGTCATCATCATTTGTTTGTTACGCTCCTGTATTTTTGCCGAACAGCAAACAGTAATGCTACTATCGTCAATCCTCTGACCATGCCTGTAAACCATGTCCAAAGTGTGGGCATAGTCGTTTGCGTCTGCCCAAGATTGACGGTAAAGTTATGCCCGAATAAGTTCCCAAAACTCTTGGAGCAACTCGAACTATTGCACCAACTAGAACCCGAAGTGAACGCATTAAATACACCACCGATGAAGTCGAATGGATAGGCCAAAAATCCTAACTTTGCATTCATAAATGTTCCAAATTCATTGAATGCATTACTAACCTCATCGGCGGCTGGTACAAATAGCCAACTGAATAAATCACCGACTAGCCCAACAATCTCTTTAATTGCATTTGTAAAACCACTTGTGATTTTACCGACCCAACAACCAATATCTAAAGTGCTACAGCTTTTCCCTTCGCTTTCACCATATGGAACATGGTTTGTGAAGTGAGCCGCGTCCCAACTGTCGGCGTAATCCACCTTGTTTGTCCCGACTTGTGCGGCAAATAAATCATTACCAATAACGAAACCATTCCCTGCGTTTATAGTACTCGGGTCTGTTATACCTGATAAATAGGTAGTTTCGTATTGTCCATTTGAAAAAGAGCCCGTCCAATTACATTTGTAATCGGGGTCGCTTTTTGGCTCAGCCCTAATGGTTCCTATTGTTACAGGACCATTACTGGTGAAATAATATTGAAAACCATTTTTGTGGAATGTTATTTTCTTGCCTGTTTCGGCTACGTAAATACGGTATCTATTTGTTTTCATGTTTATGGTGGTTCCATTACAAGACATCGAAATTGGTGGTTCGGGCTGTAAATCCCTCATCATAACGTAAGAGCTAGTGCTTTTATCGAAGTCTGAAATTACACCACCACCACTGTTACAAGTTTTTAGGCTATCAGGCCAGTTTAAGTGTTTGTTTTGAACTGCACACCAATCGCTATCGGTTAAATGTTTGCCCTCGTCTGCGTCGAGAATATATGAACCGTCTTGATATCCAGTCGTTTCTGCAAACACAGATTGTGGCATAGCTACAACAAACAGGCTTGCAATGCTAGCAAAAATTAATAATTTTTTAATCATTGCCTTTATACCTCATAGCTATAATGAATTTATACCCTGTGAAACAGACTAGGCCGAACGAAATCAACTGCACATCACGTGGTGTTATACCTGTATCTGTACTGCCCCCATCCCCATCACCATCGCCGGCTGGCGTTGTCACGCAGTCGGGCGGTGTGCCGGTCTGACCCTCGGGGCAGGTAGCAGGTGCAGGTGGTGTATATTGCCATGAAATGCCCGAACTGTTACAAAGCTCATTAGTACCGCTTGAATAGCCGTTGTTATCCGACGCTCTAAACTCAATCTGATCTGAACCGCCAGCAATCGGGGTTACTGTGAAATACACTGTTTTATCACCAGTGTGTGTATTGGAAATCGAAAACCCCTCTATCCATGTGTCACCACTGTCGTAGTGCCATTGCCCTTGATAGCCGATCATATTAGCGTTAGTTACGTTGTATTTTGCAGGGTCGTATTTGATGTGTAGCTTGTTAATACCAGAGAAGTTGCTATCAGGGTTAGCCGCATTGGTGATGTCGTAGTACACCGTACTACCAGCCTGATTTATATTGTTTTGTCCTGCGTCACCTTGAGTAACTTGACAACTATCGTTGTCAACGGCGGCGGCGTGTTGCGTAACTCCGAGGTTGCCGACAATTAAACTGAGGAGTACCAACCCGATGAGGGTGGCACGTGGTTTAAGGGTGAACATAGCGGTTTTAGCCTCTGAACGTCCTGCGGCCTAGTCCCATCGTTACCGACATGAACCAGCTCACAACAAAGGAAATACCAGCTAGAATACCGATAATCGGTAACATATATGTCATAAATTCACCGAACATGGTGACGATTTGAGTTACTACTTCTGATGGTGCCATTTTTGCTCTGCTTTCTAATTTGTTATAAATATCGAACCACCCGCCAGAATGATCCGATATTTACCCCCGACCGAGGGAAGTCGGGGATAAGTTTACTAAACTTTGCCTTTGACAGACTTGTTGAATAAACGAAGAACGAGTTTCAAACCGACACCGAAAGCTAGTACAGCTAAGATAACAGCGATGTTATCACTGATGGCACTTGTAATGCCATCGGTTACTGTAGCGGCTGCGCCTGTTGGAAAAATTCCGACTGCGTAATTTTGCATATGCTCTGAACCTTTCTAGGTTTGCCTATTTTCGCTAACCTAGTTTGATTTATACAGTACAGCTTATGTTTTACGCAACTTTTTTATGCTTTTTGCTGTGGATATGTAGTAGCGTAATATACAGCAGTTTTTAATTCATCCCCCGGTTTGATGTAAACTTTGTCCCCATTGTCGAACACTAGCTCTAAACGGTTGTAGTAGATATCGTCACCTTTGTCGTTTGTAAATTTGTCTTTTGTTATGTTGACCTCTGACAAAACATTGTCTAATGATTGTCCGTCTAGTAGTTTTTTCGTTTGTGCCATATTACTGTGACCCTTCAGTTAAATTAGTTGTGCCTGAATAGTAGGGTGGTGTTCGGATACTGTCAAGTTTTCTAGTGTATAAACCTGTGTATAATCATTGTAATTATCGATGATTGGGTTAGGTATTGTATATGGTCGTATTAGATTTGTTGAACACCAGTAGCGTTTTTTTCCAGAGAAAAGCGGCATATCTTTTGTTATGTATTTTTTCACGTATGAACTAACTTTTTCAATGTTGTCTATTGGAACGGCTGTAGAGTATCCCGATCTGAATGATGTGATGTTATAAATTGGGCGTTGTTTTCGAAGTTTACCTGTATCTTTTAGTTTTCCTTTGAAGTTTTTAATTAAAGCGTGGAAGTGTATTGCTTTGCCATCCTTATGAAATTCTGGAACTATAAGATAATCTAATTGACCATGTAAGTCTCTTTGATTGTTTAACCATTTTGACATTACTTTTTTTACTGTATCTGGATTATACCTATCTACTTTTTTGGGGTCGAAAGTAAAAGTACAAAATAAATCAAATTTATTTGAAAGTATTAGATCACTTATAGTAGTCTTCGTGCGCCTGATACTATCAGGATGATAATAATCGCTATTATAACTCTTTGAATTATATACTTTATGGCGTGGCTCATAACCTGAAATCCTTTGTTTAATTGGTTGATCGTATTGAATTAAACGAGAAAATGTAGGGTATTGTTTGATATACTCTTTGACTTCTTGATAAATTTGATACTCTGGTACTGGTGGCATTGCTCTGCTACTTTCTAAAAACTAGGTGTTATGTGTCCCTATTATCAAGTAATAGGGACGCTTTCATTTTTGGGAGCGGCCGAGCGCGAATTCGCGCTGCGGCACTCCACCCTACATTTCTATTTAATTTTTATGTTTTTTGCCAATTTCTTAGGCATTTCAATACGGTTTATGGTTTCGAATTCCAACTGATTTTCACTTGAAACAATTTTTTGAAATGTATCAAAACTGTTTCTTATTTTCCGACGATGAAAAAACCAACCAATTTTTTTAAGATTTCCGTTTAGACTGCCATCGTAATCTTGGCTTAAACTCATACCGTCGTAACATTTTTGAAATGTTACAAATCCAGCTATTGTGTTGCACATAATTAAATTGTCGCATTGCTCACGCAACGGCTTAGCCATACGAAGAAACAACTGTGATGTACCCACTATGAGCTTTCTCTGCTTTCTCTGCTGGCTTATTTCAGTGAAAACATACATCGGTATGTTTTTGCTGTCTAAAGCGTTGAAATACGTGTGTATTTCGTCCACAACGTATATTACGCCGTAATAACCATTGTTGACTTTCGTTAGACATTGCGCCAGATCGTCCATTTCACTAAAACGGATATATTGCTTTGAGGGTATAAAGCTTGATTTATCCGATAAATATTCTTTTAGAGAAACGGATTTAAGTGACGTAAGCGCAATATTTGAGACAAGTATAGCTTTCGGGTAACGATCTTTGAGATCGAGTAAATGTTTAACTGCGCTGATAGTTTTCCCACTTCCTTGAGTTCCACAATATACTTGTGTCCCTGTCGGCCAGAAAAAATCTTTATTTCTTCTAGCATTAATATCATCACGTAAACTTTCAAGATACGGATGAGAATTTTTTTTGACAACTTTGTGGTACTCAGGCATTTAACCACCATTCCATTGTAGGGCGTATTTCGATTTGTTTTTTTCTGTTCCATTTTCTTTCCTGCTTTGATGTTGCCATCGTTCCCCCTATTAGTTTATGTGTAACATTGGTAGTTTTCTCACTAACCACATAGTTGCGGAATATATATATTCCCATGTGAACATGGCTGTAACCACTACCATGATTGCAACCATTAACGCTGGTGAGAAAACATAATTAAGAACTGCTATAACACCACCTATGGTGTTAATCATCCAATCACCGCCAGAAATAACTGCGGCTGGTGTGGCTGGTGCATTCGGTAATATACCAAGTATGAGTTCAATAACAGAAAACATCATTATTAGTAGCAATAGAAATATCATTTTTTT